CTGCATCAAAGCCTGCGTTACCATCAGAACCTTGTGCACCTGTAGCACCAGTTGAACCTGAGATACCCGTATTTGTTGGACCAGTACCAGGGAGTGTAATACTGTCTGTGTTATTTGTGCCATTAAGCACAGCCATTGGATCATTATTTGGGCTAGCACTTACTTTAATCTTATATGGATTAAACAAGCCATCAGAAGTAATTGCTTCTGTAACAGTCACAGTTTGTGGAGATGATTGACCTGAACCTGTATAATCTATAGTGATTGAATCACCAACTTGAAGAGCCGCTAATGCATCATAGATATACGAATTTGCTGGATGGAATGCAAGTATTGCTGAACCATAAGTACTTGAAGTAGAACCTACATAGTATAAGTTATTCCAATTTGGAAATCTGTATATAGTTTCACCAGCACTAGTTCCATCTGTACCTTGTGCACCAGTAGCACCATCAGTACCTATAACACCTGTTTCACCTGAAGCACCATCTGAGCCAGCAATACCACGAATACCTTGATTTCGTGGACCTGTGCCAATCATTAATACGTCAGCTGAATCTGATGAATCGACTCCACCAGCTGCACCACCAGGATATCCACTCACTTGTAAATAATGTCTTCCGCCAGTATATGCTGTTGGAGCTTGAATAGTTCCAATAGTGGTAACTGTTTGTAAGATTGATGATGTGGGCCAATCTATGACTAATGAAGTGCCAGAAGATAATGCATTTAAATATGAGTAAATAGGATCCGATTGGAGGAATTCTAATCTATTTACTGAAGGTGATACTCCACCTGCATATGCATTACCTCTCCATGATAATTGACCAGCAGTCCATTCATAACCCTCTTGGAGTTTTATGGCACCAAGAGGACCTGTAGCGCCTTGTAGACCATCAGCACCTGAAGCGCCATCTTCTGCACGAACACCATCAATACCTGTTGCCCCGTCTCGACCTGTTACACCTGAAGCACCATTAACACCTGAAGCACCATCAGCACCTTGAACACCATCTGGACCTGTAGCACCATAAGGACTTTCACCAGGACCTGAATTACCAACCCATTCAGCTGATGTATTAATTACTTGTATGCCAGAAGCACCTACCGCCAGGCCATTCGTTACATTAAATTTTATATCATTCGTTGGTAGTGACACAAGTAATCTCCCTAGATTATTTTTGTTTTATTTTTATTATATTAAGCTAATACTGCTTCACGTAAGAAGTCAATAGTTGTGTTTGTATTTACTGGTGAGACTTTAACATAAACATAACCAGAACTATAAAGTGCACTAACCGTCATCAAACTAGATGTTGAGTAGAGTGTAGCATATTCTGTCACTGAAGCATCTGTTCCATTATGTGTTACAATAACTTCTGTTGAATGAACGTCAGAACTATGAGTAGCTTGAATGATATACTTAGCAGTTCTATATACAGTAGCATCATATGTGTCGATTGTTTGATTTGGAACGGTTGTAGTTAAACCTGATGCACCAATTTGTAAACCAGCACCAGTAGCACCTGTATAACCAGTAGCACCTACAAGACCATCAGAACCAGTGGCACCAGTAGCGCCTGTTTCGCCTGTAGCACCTTGAACGCCTGTAGCGCCTGTGTAACCAGTAGCACCTGTGTAACCAGTTGCACCATCAATACCCGTGGCACCGGTTTCACCGGTAGCACCTTGAACGCCTGTAGCACCAGTATAACCAGTAGCACCTTTAACACCAGTAGCACCATCTAAACCTTGAGAACCCGTGGCACCAGTATAACCAGTAGCACCTTGAACACCTTGAGCACCATCTAAATTTACTGTCCATGAATCGTGTTCACCTGAACCAACTGATGTAGTTTTATTAAATATGAGTTGATCTGTAGTTAAACTTACAACTGTACCTAATTGATAGTTACTTGCATTATAAGCAACTATGATTGATTGGCCTGGAGTGTAATCGTATGTTGTAGCATTTAATGTTAATGTGATTTGACCAGATCCACCAATCGTAAACACTGAAGTTGATAGAGCATGATATGTATCTCCATCAGCACCTGAAGCACCACCAATACCTGTAGCACCTGTATAACCAGTAGCTCCGCCAATACCTGTGGCGCCATCAAGACCAGTAGCACCAGAAGCACCATCAATACCTGTAGCACCTTCAATACCAGAAGCACCATCGATACCAGTTGCACCAGTATAACCGGTAGCACCATCAATACCAGTTGCACCATCGATACCAGTAGCACCCGTTAAACCGGTTGCACCATCGATACCCGTTGATCCACTAGCACCTTGTAAACCTGTAGCACCTACAATACCCGTAGCACCTGAAGCACCTTGAATACCTGTAGCACCATCTAAACCTTGAGAACCTGTGGCACCTGAAGCACCTACTTGACCAGTTGGGCCTGTAGATCCTGTTTCACCAGTAGCACCATCAAAACCTGTAGCGCCTGATGCACCTCGGATACCGGTAGCACCAGTGTATCCTGTAGCTCCTGTTTCACCAGTAGCACCATCAGCACCAGTGGCACCTGAAGCACCTTGGATACCGGTAGCACCAGTATAACCAGTGGCACCATCAGCACCTGTAGCGCCTGAAGCACCTTGAATACCTGTAGCGCCTGTATAACCAGTGGCACCTGAAGCACCATCAGCACCAGTAGCACCTGAAGCACCTTGAATACCTGTAGCGCCTGTGTAACCAGTTGCACCTTGAACACCAATTGCACCATCTAAATTAATTGAGTAATTACTTGATGAAACATTTTGTGCATTAAGGATATTTGTAACAGATAAAGTCAATACACCTTCTGTAGAATGACCACCCGTTCCATTTGCATATGAAACAACTTTAGCCTGAATATAATTGCCTACATTGTTAAGATCGGCTACAATGACTGTTTGTTCTGGACTATAATCTAAGTCACGATCTGTTGTGTATATAACTAAAGGATCAGTAATAATATATGTAGATAAGTTTAATGTTTGACCTGTTGTAGTGTTATATTTGTCACCAGCAAGACCGTCAGCACCAGTAGCACCTGTGTAACCAGTAGCACCATCTAATCCTGTAGCACCCGAGGCACCATCAATGCCTGTAGCACCAGTTAAACCTGAAGCACCATCAATACCTGTTGCGCCATCAATACCGGTAGCACCATCAATACCTGTAGCACCAGTTAAACCAGAAGCACCTTGAAGACCAGTTGCACCTGAAGCACCATCAATGCCGGTTGCGCCTGTTAAACCTGAAGCACCATCAATACCTGTGGCACCTGAAGCACCTTGAAGACCAGTTGCGCCGGTATAGCCAGTCGCACCATCATTACCTAGAGAACCTGTGGCACCAGGAGCGCCTGTAGCACCGGTTGCACCGGAAGGAAGTTGAGCTCCTATCCAATTACCATTTTCGTCAATGACATCTATTGGACCGGTGGCACCATTGCCTACGGACAGACCGTTTTTTACTACGAATTTTGAATTATTTGTTGCCACAGTGTTATCTCCTTGATGGTATTTTGTGCTCTTGCTATGTTCTATTTATGAAAAAAAAATTGTTAAACAGATATCTCTGTTTTAATATATCTTAGTATTGTTACCGCATTAAATGGTGTATATCTTAATTCAATATTACCAGTTCCTGTCCATTGTATTCTTGATAATAATAATGGAGGTGATCTATTCTCAGCTGTAGTTGCCTCATAAATTCCAGTAGAAACTTCTGTAAATACTGAACTTAATGTGGCGGTTGCAGCCCCACCATTAAAAGTAAATGTATCACCAGCATACATTGAAAATAATCCTTGAATGACTTCATTATGAATTGTGTAAATGGTCAATGTTGTTCCATTCCATACAGAGAGTCCACCATTATTAATATAAGGTGAAGAATAATCATTAGATGCTGGAGAGTAATATGTTTGAAATGTGCCTAGTGATTCACCTATTGAACCATATTCAGTTAAATATATGTTAGGTAAATCAACTAATAATCTCAATTCTGATGCTTGAAATTGTGAAGATGTGTTTGCTTGCATTTCAAACTTGACACTTCTTTGTGTTGATGCATTGATTGTTTCTACGACAACTTGATCTGTTGATGATGTTGTAAATGTTACAGTAGAAGATTGTAATTCAACCCATTGTCTATTGCCATTTGTGTCTGATGATAACACATATCCATTAGAACTAGGTACACCTAAATCTGGTTCTGTTTCAGAAAGTTGTATAAAGTTATATCTATCGTCTGATACTTCAGTAGACGGTATTTTTTTAACTTTACCTGATAGTATTTTAGCCATTCACTGATTCCAATATACTTAGTGTAATTTTAAATTTATTATTACTACTTGCGGATACAGATAATTTATGACCTTCTTCTAATACTAATTTTCCAGTCAATGCGGAAGCTGAATCATTACCGGGAATATAAAACTCTTTAACCAATTCTGTTGTAGTACCACTATATTTATGAGACACAGTTACATTACCAGTAGTATTGGTGATATTGGATATTTGTGCCAATAACAATATACTTGATTTACCTGTTGGAGCAGTATAGATATCTGTATCATAGATAGTTAAATCTGCTGTTTTTGTTTTAAATACATTTAATGGTAATGACATTTTATTATCCTTCTATTGCTAGTATGTATGGAGTTAAGATAGAAAACAGTGATTTATTAAATGAATCACCTGTAATAATTCCATCTAATCTATTAATTATAAGTCCTTGGCCAATCCTAAAATTGCCTTGTTCATCAGTGGTTGTAAATATTACTGATCCACCATTCGTCTCTTTAGTTTGATTTTCTGGTATAGGAATACCACCAACTTGAGGTAAAGCTGTAGCTATATTATCACCTGAACCAACATATTCCATTGTATGACCTGATGTTGATATGGTACTTCTTTTATAAAATTTAGTCGTTGTATTATCGGGTATGCCATTAACATCTCTAATAGTTTCAAGTAAGACTATTGAAGATTTTCCTGCATCAAGTGCTGTTGCCGTAGCAATCGTATACCACGTAGTCCCGTCATCAAAGGTTATACCATCACCAACATTAGGTTTATAAGTTAAATTCTTTATATTTATTGTAGTGCCAGATTGATCTACACCGTCACTCGCAGCAGTTTGTATTAGTGGACCATGACCATCTGCCCAAAGACCATATGTACCAAATGATGCATTAGAATTTGTGATAGAACATGTACCACCATTAGTAGCATATACTCCTATATTTGTGCATATAGTAAATATAGAAACTAGTTGAGCATATCCTTCATTATCTATATGCACACCCATACCACCTTGATTAAATTGTGTGTATGAATCAGTCACCATAGATTTTAATCCAAGAACTTTTGATCCATCTATATACATACCTTTACCTGTAGTGGTTTGTGATGTGCAATTCTGAATGTATGGACTTTTTGTTATGAATTGTGGATTGGAAGAACCATCGGATGCATATGCAATTGCTGCAGCACCACTTATATGATTTTTAAAAGTAAATCCTGTAACATAACTACCATTATTTACCCATAATATATCTTGCGTAGTGTTTGTTGGCAGAATTGTAGTAGTTCTTAAATTATCACCTACGAGAGCTACATTTGCAGGTAATTTTATAGGATTATTTTCAGTATAAGTTCCACTTTTAACAAATATGGTTGAACCTGATGTTGCAACTGCACATGCAGCTTTTATAGTAAGAAAAGATTGACCTAATGATGTGCCATCGTTTGAATCACTACCACTTTTAGATACATAAAATACATTTGCTACAGAAACATCTGATCCACTCACACCGGTTGCACCAGTTTGACCTACGCCTGTTGCACCTATACCACTAGCACCTGATAGACCTGTAGCTCCTGCAACAGTTGAAGCTGCACCAGTTGCACCAGTTAAACCAACACCAGTAGCACCAGAAAGACCTGTAGCTCCTGGAACAGTTGAAGCTGCACCTGTAGCACCAATACCACCTACAACTAATTCCCATCTAACAGGATCATCTGGTGGAGGACTACCAGAATTTCCAACATCAGCACTTATCCAATAATATAAAATGCCTTCATATGAAACTATACTGTATTGATTATATGTTGCTGGACCTGGTTGCCATTCAGCAAATCCAACGGCAGTGCCAGCCGGACCTGTAGCACCAGGTGGACCGCCACCATACTGTATCGTATTTACGTTGTATAAATCATTGCTAATTACGGTAGGCATTAATTTTACCTATTCTTTAAAATACAGTAACAGAAGGAGTAACATTTACAATACCTTCTACAACTCTTGATCGATAAGTATCTACATTATTAGAAATATAGATATCGTAAAGGTATCTTCCTGGTGCTATATTAGCTGTTTGTTGGTATGTTAGACTTAAAGTAACTCGACCTCTAGTCGGATCATCTCCGGTTGAAGTAGTGAAAGTTGCAATCGCATTTGATGAATAATAAGAAGTTCTTATTTGGGAGTTCGCAGAATAATCTGTGAGATTAAAAGGTACGTTATTGACGGCATCTAACGTAATTGTTACATTAAATGTTGCGCCTTTTTCTAGGAAGAGTTCTTGGTATCCGGTTGCCATATACTTTACTCAATTAAATGATTTTTATATGGTTGTATTTATATGAAAAATATGTCTTATAATTGAGTTCCAGGATATAATTTTCTAGCATAGTTCAAATCAGTTCTATCCGGATTAGGCTCATACCAACCTTGTTTACCATGTATGTTCAATACAGCTTGAAAGTATTCTTCATACATTTTTGCCACTTTGTCGAGTGAGAAATTCATAGCCCAATCTCTACAATCTTGTGGTTTAATCTTATCAACATTCTTGGCAGCCCAGCAGAATTCTTCAAAAGTTCTGCAACGATAACCAGTTACACCATGAATATTGTTTTCAGTGAATGAACCCCAATCTGTAGTAATTGTTGGTGTACCAGAAAATAGATTTTCAACTTGAACACCACCAAATGGTTCGACATACATTGAACATACAAATGATGCTTTAGCTTTAGACATAAGTTCTCTACGTTTCTCTACGTCAGCATAACCAACGAACTCAACATGTGGTGGAAACTTTGTGTTATCTGGATTTTGACCAGCAATCTTGAGTTTAACGCCAATCTTCTCTGTGACTTGAACAGCAATATCTACACCTTTGCCGGCATAAACTCGGCCTAAAAATAGAAAGTAATCTTCTTTAGTTTCTGGTGCAAAGGTAAAGTCATCAGGATCAAAGTAGTTAGGGATAACAACATCATAGAAGTTATTCTTACAAGTACCTACGGCAGTTAAACCATAGTAAGCATGCATGATAGCATATGATTCAAAGATTTTAAATCTAGCCCAATGACCACCAGCATAACCAATACCAGGTTCTACAGTGATTAAATCAGGATGAGCATCACATACTGGTCGTGTACCTGATCCCCAAAATGGAAGAATGAAATCTTTTGGTTGTTTACGAAGACCAACTTCACGAATTGCGTTCTTATAAAACTCTTGATAAGCATGGTCGCCTGTAGAAAACTTAAAGAAGTTCTTACGCCAATCATAGTTACCATAAGCAATCTCTAGGTCTTTATTAGTAGTGACTGTCACGTGTTCGGTACATGGTACATCAGATTCTTCATGACCATAGTGTATTACTTTATGGCCACGTTCTGTCATCATCTTACCAAACTTCCACACCTTCTGCGTGTAGGCACAAGCTACATATTCTTTAGATGTTACCGTATGAGGCAGACCTAGGATATGGAACGTCATTTTTTCACTCATTATATACTCCTGAATTAATTATAAATTGCAATACCTGAACCAGAATAGTGGCCTAAATCTGTCAAGTCATACTTCTCTTTATTAATAGAATCCCAAATGGCTTGCATTGCTGGGTTTAAATGTATGTCATCGAAGAACACAATGCCTTTGTAATCATTTGCGTCTAGCCAGTTTAGAAATTCTCTTTCAATGATACCATCATGTGGATCAACATCAAACATAATGAGTGGAGATTTTAAAATGTTTTTATCTTCAAAAAAATTACCGACAATGAATTCAATATTAGATGGTGGATTAAGAATACGATCATCAGGCCATGGATGTATATCATAGGTTACAACTTTATTTGTAGGGTTAGCTGCTAGTGCTAGTGCTGACATACCTCTGAAAGTACCTACATCATAGATCGTAGTGTTATTAAATTGTTCTGAGATCCAACATAGTAATGCATAATGATCACCTTTAGTGTTTACCCACCAACCTTTATGTTCTGATATGCGTAAATGATCTAAGAACTCTGGTCTAATTTTTAATTCGATATTTCTATTTTTAATCTTTTCAATAAAATTGGTCATTTTACATATTTTCCTTGGTAGTGTGTTGCTAATTCAGCGTGAGCTGGTGGGTTGTTATAATCGAAACGGTCATTTACTTCAATGTAATTCGGATTGAATACATATTTTTTACCACATAATAGATAATACCAAGTTAGAAAACAATCTATCCAGCCTGCTGTTGGATAAACGTTGTCTTGAATATGATCCATATTATCTAATAAGAATTGTTTAATTCTATAGAAGTTGTTTATGAATGTATCAACTTTTAAGACTGCACCACCTTGTGCGCCGTAGCCAATAACATTTGGTTTGACACCAGAAAACTGTTCGGTAATTCTTATGAACTCATCGGGGAATCCGTTAGGGAATTTAGAACCATCAGGATAACATGTTTTAAATCCAATAACTTCAGCATCATCTGGTATTACTAATTTTTTAAATACAATCACATCTTCTTCAACATACATGATATGAGTAGTGTTACATCTCAGACATGCTATATATAGTCGTTCTAAAAAATCGATTACTTTATCTTTTCTCCAACCAAATGGTTGAACAGGATAACTAAGTTTCTTTTTAGAGTAAAAGTATTCTGTATTGTATTTCTTAGATAGATTGGTATAATCGGCACCACAATCAGAAAGTAAAGCAATATAATTATCAGGATAATGTTTACGAATATTCTCTAAAACAAAATCAGCCGATTGTAATTGATTAGAACCAAATAGAACAAAACTCAAAGAAGACATTACAAACCTTTTTTCAAACTAATTAAATAATTTTTAATATCACCATTAGGCATTACATATCGTTTGACTAAATCTGGATACATCATTTCAACCATAGTAAACAAAGCTTCCTCTGTTCCAATATGGCCAGCATCTAATGACTTTCTCATTAACTGAAAATATTTATCATTGAATTTTTGAATTTGATCCTTAGTCCCACCAAAAATTGTGGCACGACACACATATTCTGGTTTCTTACCAATAGTGTCTTGCATAAACTTAATATCAAGTCCATGAATTTCTGAATTCGTTGAATATGGATAAGATGTGAGTAAGAAATTATCTTTAGTAATTTTTAGAAAGTCGAAGGTTGTGATTGGATCAGTGACACCAAAGCTATTATAGAAACCCGAATCAATCCAATAGAATCGTTTTGAACCCAATGGATTTTGAACAGCAACATCTTCAAGTATTGTATTCTTGATTAGAGTGAGTGGTATATAATAAGGATTAACAAGAGGTGAATTCTTAATCCAATCTGATTGATTAATCCAATCGGCGTCTGTTATAACTTTTTGTATATCATTAAAAGGTATTCTCGTTTCTAAATCTCTTAATGTTAATGATCTACACTCTACACGATTGTTAGATGTAGCAATACTTAATTCTTTACGTTTATTTCTAATGTAATCATGATATTTTGGATCAGCATAGACAACTAAAGGATTACGAACAGAAAGAAGTTGATCAAGACCTCTAATGTAATGTTCTTCAAAGTCACGATCACCTCTAGAGATATCAACAGCCATAGTAACTAGAGTTACGTCGGCAGGATATTCATAGATCCAGTCCATCTCTCTATAGTTAATATAAGGTGCTCTACGATTTTGTTTGAGTTCTTCTGGTAGAAAATCATATGGAGTTTTAGAGTCATCTGGTCTTTGACCTGCCATCTTAGAACAATGATCTCCGAGATGTCTTGCATACTCACCATTGAGATACACACCTTTGAAACCTAATGCTGTAAACTTACGATCAATGTTCCATTCGTTGTGCCACTTCTCTACACGACCTAACATAATAAGGTCATCTCTACGTCTGAGATTAGGAGAACCACACCATGCGTGCCAAGCTACATGATTGTCAGTAATCTTCCATGGTTTCTTCCAAAAGAATTCACCATCGATAAGTTTCTTTTCATATGAATCAATACCTTGGAATTCAAAAGTTCTCCATGAGATATCAACGACACCGACTTCTCTGTATTTTTGTAGAATAGATTTTGATTTGTTTAGATAACCTGGCTGGCGAAGTTCCCAATCATCTTCAAGATAGAAAATATATTCTGAATCACAATAAGATACCATAAAATCCATGGCCCACCATTGTGAACGATTACGTGGGAAACATATAACATCACAGTAATCACCATATTCTTCTACAAGTTTTTCAAATACACCAGGCTCAGCAGAATCATCTACAATTACCATTTTGGTAATATAGTCTTGTGTATCAAAGAAAGATTGAAGAGTCTTGGCTAGAACGTCAAGACGATTACATGATAGGACAAAGGTGGTCGTGTCTGAATTAGGTTGGTCAACCGTATGGAACTTCACTTTAGACATTGATTAGAAACCTCTCAAATAATATAATTTATTTATCTACTTATTATACAACAATTCCTTCAATGTGTCAATCTCTGTTTTCAATTCTTTGATTGATTCAATTAAGAAAGCCGTCAATGCTTGGTAATTTACCGATTTTAATCCATTAGGATCCGTTTGTACCACATCAGGCAATACATTTTCAATATCTTGAGCAATCACACCATATGATTTCAATCCATTATCTTTCCAATTGAACGATACACCTTCAATTTGTTTTAATGTATTTAATGCATCTGATAAGACTTTAATATTATCTTTAACATTTTTATCAGACGTTGCGGTCATAATTGTTGAAGATAATGTACCGGTTGATGGATTATAAGTATATTTACTTGATGACGTATAAGCAGTTAAATAACTACCCGTGATAGAATCTGCATAAACTGGATATCTTGTAGCATCAGTTGTTGTATCATCAGATAAAGTAGCGCCAGCAGTAATTGATACATTAGATGCATAACTAGCACGACCATATGTATCAATAGTCAATACAGGAATTTGTGTTGTTCCACCGTAAGTACCAGATGATACACCAGATGTTGCAAGACTTAATAGAACATTACCTGTACCACTTGCTATATTTGATGATAGACCAGTACCAGCAGTAACACTGAATATTGCTGAATTTGCATAATTATAAGAAGAATTAGCTCTAGTAAAGGCACCATTAGCAAATGAAGCACCAGAAGTTGCCGTTGCTTGAGCTGTGTTAGCTTGTGTAAAGGCACCATTAGCAAATGAAGCACCAGAAGTTGCCGTTGCTTGAGCTGTGTTAGCTTGTGTAAAGGCACCATTAGCAAATGAGGCTGCACTATTAGCAGTAACAAAGGCACCATTGGCAAATGAAGAAGATGAAACGATTGCTGTCTGAACAAATGCAGTTGTTGCCACCATTGTGCTATTATTACCAGCGGCCGCTGTTGGTGCCATTGGCATACCTGACATGTTTGGTGAGACAAGTTCTGGCCCACTATGTAAAACAAGTGAACCTGTACCAGTTGATGTTGTTGTTCCTGAACCACCATCAGCAACTGGTATTGCAGCTGAAAGACCTGAAACTGTACCACCTGTTATATTAGTATCAAGTGTTGATCTATTTAAAGATGTAAATGTTACAGTATTTTGTGATGGGTCATTTGTGAGACCTTGAACAAGATAATATTTGTCAGCAGCTTTTCTGAACAAACCCGAATATCTATTGAAACCACCAGTATTGTATGTTCCATAGAAACCAATATCAAGACTGTCACCTGAAGTATTGTTGTTTGCTAAATGAATTAATGAATCATTAATATCAACTGTTTTACTGTAAATATAAGTTGTTGTGCCATTGACAGTTAAATTACCCGTTACAGATACATCACCAGAAATAGTACCACCAGCAGCATTAAATTTTGTATTAGCAGCAATGAAGGCGCCGTTAGCAAATGAAGCTGCTGAGTTAGCTTGACCATAGGCTGAGTTAGCATGATTATATGCTGAGTTGGCACGATCAAAAGAACCAGATGTTGATGCTAATGTATTTGCAAATGCGTAAGCTGAGTTAGCAAATGAAGCTGCTGAGTTAGCGGCAGTAAAGGCACCATTAGCAAAAGAACCTGCACTATTAGCTTTAGTGAAGGCGCCGTTAGCAAAAGAGGCTGCATTGTTTGCTTGAGTATATCCGGTATTAGCAAAAGCATAACCTGAAATAGCAAGATCATATGTTGTCTTAACTGCATTTGGTGTAGCGGCTGTTGTTGTGCTTGTTGAAGATGTAGAATCTGTTAATTGAATAATACCAGCACGTGTTGTAGACGATGTTAAATTAGAAGTAACAACGTTAGCATAAGCAGTAGAACTATCAGTATTATTTACATCTCTAATACCCCAAGATAGTATAGATTCAGTCCAACGAATAGCTGCATTAGATGCTCCAGATGGTCTATAATTTGAAAATGTTCCGTTTTGATTAGAGACTGAAGCGGCATTTAAAGTAAAAGTATCTGTATTATATACAGTTGAACCATTAATAGTAAAATTACCTGAAGCTGAAATATTTTGGAATGAAGCATTTGCGCCAGTAATATCACCAGTTAATGTGCCACCAACTTTAGGTAAAGCAGCATTAGCAGTTGTAAAAGCACCATTGGCGAATGAAGCTGCATTGTTTGCTTTCGTATAAGCAGTATTGGCATAAGAATAAATGATATATGCTAGGTCATTTGTAGTATTAGCTTTAGTAAAAGCACCATTGGCGAATGAAGCTGCATTGTTTGCTTGAGTGTATCCAGTATTAGCAAAGTTATAGACAGAATTGGCATGATTAAATGCTAAATTTGCATTCCAAGCAGTTGATAGTGCGGTGTTTGCTTTAGTGAAAGCACCATTAGCGAAAGAGGCTGCATTATTAGCTTGAGTATAACCGGTGTTGGCAAACCCATAAACGATATAACTTAGGTCATTTGTAGTATTAGCTTTAGTAAAAGCACCATTGGCGAATGAAGCTGCATTGTTTGCTTGAGTGTATCCAGTATTAGCAAAAGCATATACAATATATGCTAAATCGTTTGTTGTGTTAGCTTTAGTAAAAGCACCATTGGCGAATGATGATCCGTTATTAGCCTGAATATAAGAGACATTAGCTATATTAAAGGCATTATTTGCTTGTGAAAACGATGCATTAGCAACATTGAAAGCATTATTGGCTTGTGAGTAAGCTAAGTTGGCAATATTGAAAGCACTATTTGCTCTAGAAAAAGAACCATTGGCAAATGAAGCAGCTGAGTTTGCTTGAGAAAAAGCTGCATTTAAATATGAGTTATTAAGGGTTGTAACAGTGATTGTATTGGCATATATGTAGTCAACATTTAATGTACCATTAATAGTAGCATTATTAGAAACTTGAAGTGCATGATTGGCACCAGTTAAACTAACAATACCATTAGCAACAAGAACTTTATTATCACCAGCAGGATTAATATTAGTGAGGTATAGAGTTTGTTGTATTTCAGAAATACCGTGAGCAACAATACTACCAGCTGCACCAATTTCAACTAGGCCATTAAATAATGAATTGTTAGCAACAACTAAAGAAGTAGTTGGTTCATTGAGATATAATGTACCTGTTGGTTTAGTGAAATCATTTTCATATAATGTGTTAATAGTATCAACAATATCATTAGTCTTGTTGACCCATTGTCCAAAGGTGTTCGCTAAACTTAAATTTTCTATGATTGCCATGTGCGTCCTACTTTAGTAGTAATTGTTTTAATAAATCTTTAATGTCAGACATTTCAGATTTGATCTGATTAATCTCAGCATTTACTTTATTTATTTCAGTTTTTTGGTTGCTTAACATTTTAACTTTAGCATAATATTCATCTCTTCCAGCATAGTCTTGATTAATAAGAGCTCTACTCTCAATGTCTCTAACAAAAGTGGTATCTGTTACTTTGACTAATTGTCCCATATTAGATACCTGTGCCTGGTGGTAATGCTAATGCACGTAAATCTGTTAGGAATGGAACATTAGTATTATCGTTTGTAGAAAGAACAACTTTAATAGCAAATTGACTGAATGAAGTATATGTTACACCACTAGTGCTTGTGTAAGAAACCATATCATCAGCGTAAGTATCTAATCCAGGAGCACATTCATATTCTATTAAATTATCAGTAGATGCTGAATAGTTTGTAGAACCTGTTGCAGTTGTCATTAGTTGCCAATTTGAATCTTCAAAAGTTTGATTATCATTTCTATTTAAAATCTTATAGTAGACATAGATATTTGTGCCTTTTGGACGATAAGCGGTATAATAAACTCTTAAATCACCAGAATCATTTCCTGGTGTTAATACCACCTTCTTAGTGAAGTATTTAGCAACACCGTTACCACCACTAGAATCAGTTTCACCATGAACAATAATAGAAACATTTGAATTTCCGCCACGTGTTGTTGGATCAGTAATTGTAATTGTTGGTGTTTTTAGATAACCAGAACCCGGTTCTGTAAATTCGATAGATTGAATTACACCATTAGCTACATTTGCAGTTACAATAGCTTGGACACCTAAAGGTTCATCTGGAGTGGATACAGATACAGCACATAAATTTTCTGTATTACCATTATACCCTGTACCACCATCAAGTATAGTGATAGTAGTATTAGATAGACCCATGTTATTAATACGCCATTTAATATTATATACAGATAATCCATCTTCAGAAATTATAGGAGATACTGTATTATCATTAGATGTCATTGAAGCATATAATATGAATGAAGAATTGGAATTAGCTACCAATATTCTTTCACCTTGGCCATCATTTAAAGATATATCATTGTATGTTGGGCAACCAAATTTACCAGGTGAAACAGAAGTTTCAATAGTATAAGTTAAATCTGAAGCTTTGGTTGATTTATATGTATAATTAATCCTTGTTGATGAAGGAACAAAATCTGTAGTTGTTATGTTGTATGCATCAGATAAAACATCTTTGCCTGGCATAGATCCAAATAAATTAGAAATATTATTGGCATCATAGTAATTTCTAATCTCATCTTTTGTCAATTTTCTATAAGGTAGATTTCTTGGCACAACAAATGGTATTTTTGGATTTTTAGATGTATCAAATCTACATCGATCAATAATAAACATTAAAGCTTTACTTTGATCAACAGACCATGTGATACCATTTTGTGATTCAAATAAACCACCAACATATGGTGCAACACCAATCTTAGTGACTGTTGTTGGTGTTGGATCGGTTGGTAAATTCTTAACTGAAGAAGGTATTGCTATTGCATTTTGAGCCGCTAAGAATAAATTATATTCTAATGAAGGCGACTCTAATAAGAAAGCATACAATACATCAGATTGTATATAAACAGGAGAATCAAATACAAATTCGGTATATGTAGTTGGATCTAGATAATGTGGTGTTGTTGAAACCTTAATTTGATCAGCAGTTAAAGTTACAATAGAATGATCTAATTTTTTACCATTTGGATAACCATTTTCTGTTCCAATGATACTTAATGATATTGGAGAATTTGTGGTTGTTGGTTTAGTTCTAAAAAATAATTTAATAGAATTAACGAAAGCACCATTTGGGAAATTAGTTTTATCAATAATAAATGTTTGTGCCACCGGATCAACAGCTGGTGGAGGAGGTGGTGGAGGAACATTTACCACAGAAGTATTAGAAGACACTGATGTGTTAATTAATTGATTTGCTAATGTGCTGGTTCTAGTAAATGTACCAGCAGCAGCATCAATTGAAGCTGCAAAATCTATTGATTGTGATTTAGTTGCTAAACCAGCTGCTGTAAATGTTGCTTCAGAGAATGATGTTGCTGAATTGGGATCAGTAAGAACTAAACGATTATCAATCTTAAATAATCTTTCACCAGTTTTAAATGTATTTGGTGGAATATTAAATACAGCTGACAAACTACCAGTTTCATCTGTTGACAATTTAGGAACGGTACCAGCACCTATAGCTAAAATATGACTGTTTGCTGTACCATCAATACTATATGATGACGTGAGGTCACTCTTTAGATTTGCATTGTAACCCATAGAAATACTAACATCAGAATCTAAAATACAAGTTGTATTTGACCCAATATATTTTACAATTTTAGCATTATATGTTTGAGGTTGTAGTGTATATGTTTTAGCTACTGAATCATATATCACATTAGTAGAATTAATTTTAATGGTACAGTTATTATAATAATCATTAGCTGTATTAGCAACTCCAGCTAATGCAATTTGTCTAACTTTAGTATAATAGATACCACCACCAGGTAATGCAGTGTTGGTAGAAACATTAGTAATTGGTGCAGTAGATTGTAAATTATCAGTTGCAAATACTACTGTGCCTGATGTAGTTGCTCCAACATCTTTATCAGCAGCACCCCAAGCGGCAGAAGAGATAGCTAATGCAAATAGAGAATCGGAATCACTAGATGTTGATCTCATAGTAAATGAGATATTAGCAGTGCCTTTTGTTAATGATACTGTACCTTTTTTAGTATTTGTTCCATCAGCAACAAATGTGACAGGAATATTATTAACATTTGCATTATATGATCCAACTTCACCCTCAGCAAATTCACCGCCAAGTTTGATATAATAAGTTCCCGTTGCTGGAACATTAAAATTAAATACAGCGCCTGTGCCTGTAGAATTAGTTAAATATAAACCACTTCCGTTAGCAGAACTCCAAATACCATATTTTTGATTGAAAGCGCCATAACGTGTTTGATTAACTTTATAGAATTTCCATGCAGTAGGTGTTGGACCTGCATCAGTGATTGAAGCACCCACACCAGAAATAAATCCTGTTCTATGGATTGATATGATATTATTTGTTGTTACAGGAGTTCCAAATGCAGTATTACCTGTTCTTGATCCTGTAGAATCATATACAGAATTTTCAATCTTCGTAATATCAATTGTAGCTGAACTTTGATTTCCAATAATACTCAATCGAACATTACTTGAATTTGGATATTTGTAAACAAAAGCGATTGTAGCTAAAGGATAGAAAACAGTTTCATAAACATCACCAATTAAATCACCAGCTTTAAATGTTCCAAAAACATTCTTCAATTCAATAGTATCACAACCATTAATATATCTATCAACACTTACACCATCAAACCATGCAGTTACGGGTGTATTGATTAACATACCTTTAGCAGTGAATGCTAATTGTTGAGCTCTAATATAAGGTAAGATACTAATATCTGTAATATAACCATTAGTTTGATTATATGATGTGCCTAATTTATCATATGCACCTAAGACAGTTGATTGTGATAATGTTGCATATGTTTGTGTTGTTGTTGTGGCTGTTGTGGTGATTGTTGAACCACCAGCAGATGTAGGTGTTGTTGTTGTATTTACATTTGTTGATGATGCAGTTGAAGTCGTTCCTGGAACAGGTTTCCAATCACCAGTTTGTAAAATATTAACCGTATTACCTGCTTGGAATATTTGTAAGCTAGGATCAACAATAAGTAAATCAGGAAGAGCAGTGTCATCTACCCAATTGTCCATTGGAGGATTTAATGTCATCACACCTTGATTAATTCTTACAGCAAATGGATTAATATTAACTGTATTACTTGCTAAAGGTTGTGAAGCAAGATTTGCAGTTGTATATGGTAAAGTGAAAATGGTTGTTTGACCAATTGTTTTTACACTAAATCCTAAATTATTAGCTGCTGTTGGTGATAATTGTCTATATGAATTAATAAGTTGTTGTGAATGTAATGGGAAATTAGTTACATCGTGAGCAGCTGTTAATTTCTTTTCTCTACGATTGATAGAAGAATTGAAATCTAAATTAACAGTATCAGCAGTAGCAAAACTTGAGAAGTCATCTACAAGAATACCATTCTTAAATCTGTTAAGTCCATTAACATCAGGTACTTGTAAAGAATAAGCATTTTTCTCTAAGGCATTAAGCGCTGTATAATATTCAATATTATTAACACGAACTTCCATATTAGAAATGTCTTGCATTGTCCAACGTTTGTGTTTAACTTTTTCAAGTGATAGATTAGGTAAACTTCCACGAGGAGCTTCACTTGGAACATAAGCTGTATATGGATCTAAAAATAGATTGGCAATTACTAAAGAACCATCTGGTTCAACAGGTAATAGAGGTGTAACAGACGGAGTACCTTCAATAATTTGGAAGTTTCTATCTTTACTTAAAATGAGTTTATCTTTTCTTGCCAAATAATAATTATAATCTGCCGTGAATATTGATCCATTAACTGGAAGATATGAATACACATAGTGTTTATTTAAAACAAAATTAGGTTGAGCATTGGAAACTGTAGGCCTAAAGTCTAAACAATCTCTTAATGAATATGATTTACCATTTTTAGCCGTGTATGATGGAATTTGAGCATAAGATTCTGGATTAGCAGAATTTAAATAAGATCCGACAGAAAAATAACCATCACCTTGATCTAGTGATTGTTGATAGTAATCAAATAGAACTAATAGATCACCTTTAGGTGCCGGTCTACCTGGTAATAATTTAATAGATGCGTGACCATAATAACTATCTCGTTGGCCATTATCTAATGAATAATATGATGTAACATTATTTACACCACTAGCTAACATTGTATCTGTTGGAGGCGTATTCTTTTCTAATGTATCAATAATTTTTACAATACGTTTAACATCAGAAACATATAATGATTGACCTGTAGACAGTGTTGTGATTGCATTTGCTTGTATCCATGCTTGCGCATCAACTAATGAAACGTATACGTTACCATTAGCTTTGGTTGCATCAGATAAAACAATTTTTGTACCTGTCGTATTTGCATTATCAATATTGGAAGTAAATAGATTTTTTCTTTTTTGAATATATGATGCGTTATCAGCTCCTGTTACAGCAACTTTTGTAGATACTGTTGCAGTAATATTAGATAAATCGGAACTTCCTGCTATAGCAAATGTTGCAGTTTTTTGATCTAATGATAATGTGACAGAAGTTAAGTTAGCAATAGAACCAATTGCGCCTGTTGTTTGATTAACAATAATATAATCTTCTGGATTTTCACTTAAAAATGCTAAAGGAGCTGCATCTAAAGAGAGTGTAGCTGACGTTGCACCAAAACCAATATCTTCTTTAATCCATGTTGTTTCATAAGACGTATCAGATGTATTAGCTACGTATTGATATCCAATTGGATAAATCAATTCTGGATTAGAAGAAGCTTGAGCTAAGACAGTATTACCTGAAGCTAAACCATTATCTTTACTCACAACACTGATGTTTGCATTTGCGAGAATTTTATAATTAGACGTATTAATTTTCATTAATGCTTCAACATCTTTAATTGCAAATCTTAAAGTAACACTAGATGTTGTATCAAGAGTTATTGTGAATGGAGTATCAACAGTTAAAGTTTTTGTTGTTGGATTGTATGCTGTAACTTTACGAACATCTCCAGAACTTGTGCCAGAATCAACAGTAACAGTTACACCAACATAGGCATCATTTATGGTTGAGAATTTACCAGTGATATCAAATAAGGCAACATTTGCTGATGTGCTTCCAACTCTAACATTTGATGTTAATGTTGTATTAGTGATATCAGTTAAATATGTTTTATAAACATACTGTGCAGTTTGACTAGTTGAACCACCAAAACGATCAAAATCTACACCTCTAAGTTTAGCGGTACCAACTTTAGTTGAATTGTATGTAGCCGCATTAGCAGAAGTAGCAATTGTGCTAATACTTGCTGATGGAACTAAATGTAAATCAACTGTAGGTAATGTAGATGAATTTGGAATACCGTTTGCAGTATTTACATAGAAATAGTTACCATATTGAATAAGTGTTGGATCATTAGTAACGGATTTTGTTGTTCGTGATCTTTGTGTTGTAATTGTAAAATCTGATTGATTTTCTAAACGATAACCATGAACATAAGCAACACCTTTACCAATTTTTAAATCATAGTAGTTGTTGTTATATGTATTAGCTGATGTTGATAATTTAAAATCCCTAACAATATAATCACCATTAGTATCAAATGTTCTTTTAGCAAAATAATCATCAATTATAGAATATACTGTTCCATCAATTTGTTTTAAAATATTACCATTTTCTACACGTAATACTTCAATAAATCCATCATCATCTCCTAATGTGAGAGGACGAGTTTCTAAATTTAAAGTAATAACATATCGATCAGCACCAGGACCTTGATAGTTTGGTGAACCATCAGCCGGATCTAATAGACTAACATCATTAGTATAATCATAAATTGTTTCTGTAATGTTAAGTCCAACTCTGACCGAAGGAGTTATTCCATATTTTTCCATAATAACTGTTTGTGGTAATACATTAACAAAATTACCAATAGAATATGTAGAAGATGTGAGTAATGATTGATCGAACCCATTAATCACATAAAATACACCTTCTGAAATTGAAGCGACAGAACTTTGGCCAATAGCTTTTGAAACAATAGCTTGACATTGTAGGTTTGCATTGTCAACTGAATAGATGATATCAAAATTTTTAAACTGTGAACCGGATAGGTAAGAAACTACTAATGTTGGGGGATCACCACCAGATTCTTCAGCCACTGCAAGAACTCTAGCAATAACATCACCTGTTACATTTTGAACTAAAATACCATCAAATTTGGTGACATCAATAGCTGCACCATTTATAGTTGTATTGAGTTTAACGTAATTTGCTTTTAAATTATAAGTGACCTTAGCGCCAGATACAGGAGTATTTTTTTCAAAAATATGGCTAGCAAATTTTGAAATTTGATCTTGGAGTATAGTTTGAGATTGGGTTAATTCTCTAGCTTGAACGGCATATCCAGGTTTGAAAAGAATTCTGTGAAAATTCTTCGCTGGATCAAAATCGTCATAATATGGGTCAACATTAAAATTTAGTGCCATTTGTTATCCTTTAATTAAATCCTACAACTAATCTAACTTGTTCAGAACCATCTGCACTACGTTGAGTACCTGCTCTGTTTTCTATGTATGTAATATAACCCGAATATGGTATAAAATCAGGTGTAGTTACATTTAAAACTGTTCTAGTGGTTTTTGTTGAGTTACCAATAAGTGTGTAACCGTTTGATACGGTTCCTGATGTATTTATGAGCTTTAATACATTGGTATTGTTATTAAAACTTAAACAAGTAGCAATAAACGTAGCATTGGCTAGGTCTGTTCCTTGATATACAATTTCATCAGAAATATATGAATCAAAACCATTTGAAACAATTATATCAGTGGTTGTTGAATAAGTAGATTTTTCACATTGATAAGGATATGAACTTTTAGCCACAGGATTAATAACAAAACCAATTTGTCTATAATTAATATTTGTTGGAATTAAATTAGTTTCATCTTCCGTGAATGTATTAGTGACCATAATATGTGAAGCACCAAACTCTTCAAAAGGATCAGATCCATGACCACCTATAGGTGATACGTTTGCACTGGCAATAGCACCAACACCTGTAGTGGAAATTATTTCCACATTAGCTTTTATGTAACCTTCACCCGGATCAGATACAACATAATCAATAATAGAACCGTCTTGAATTAAAGCAGATACAACGGCTGGTCTTGTATTAGCACCTATAATTTTTATGACTGTATTTGAAGCATATCCAGTTCCCACTGCAATCGGATTAACTACTGGAATATTACCAGAATTTACCGTATTGGCACCAAAACCGGCACCATTTGCTAATGGTGTTGGCATCCAAACATTATCTAAGAATTTTTGTTTTAAAGCTGCATCGATTGTATACATGTAAATCCATTTATACTTGTCTGTACCTGTATAGATGCCACTTGAATTTAAAGTACCTGGTTGGAAATAAGGTTCATCTGTTGATTCGCCACCACTATTATTCCATAAGCATTTGAATACTTGGTCAAAACGATTCTTAATATAGTGTTTATAGATCATGTGACCATTAGCATCACGAGCAATAATATCAATATCATCTCGATAAATATCATAAACAGTATTTACAGTCCAATCAATACGGTCAATCATAGGACGCATATCTTGTGGATAAACACGTTTAATAACAAACATGTTTTTATATACATTTCTTAAATTTTCTTGACTTAATAAAGGAGTTGGTGGAGTATTTTCTTCATTAGGTTCCGTATTTGGATCGTCCCATGGATCAACTCTTGACAAGAAACAATATTTTGTCGTTTTTGTATGGCCGGTACCAGGCAACTGAACAATAACTGAATCATAATATTGATTCACTTCATGCGTTGCACCACCGTGGGTTACTACTCCTGTATTTGCTGACATATTTTATCCTATCTCAATTCCATCCAATATTTACCCCAATCTCCATCAGCACTGGCTGACCAATTTTCTGCTGTAACTTTGTATGTTGCACCATTTGGAACAAGAACACTTACAAAATACATTCCAAAACAAATTTCTACGCCATTAACAAAACCACGTAAAGCATAAAACTCAGAAGGTTCAGAACCATTGCCATCATAACCTCTTACATTAACCATAATTGGTTTGCCTGTTGAATTGGTATATGAAGTTCCATAAGCTCTAGATAATGTTAAATCTTGCCATGTTTGGCCAATACCTAAACCAGAAGCATATAATGCTAAATGATTATTAACAAATTGTGTGCTGGCAATCATTGTGTTACTTGTGCCGTTAGCTGCGGTTGGTGAAGTTACTACACCGGTAATACCATCACCAGTTTTAATAACTGCCGTATTTGCTTTATTGAAAGAAAGATTGGCTTGATACCATGCAGTATTAGCAACACCAAATGATACATTCGTAACATTAAATGCATTATTTGCTTGAGTAAACGATGCATTTGCTCTATTGAAAGAACTATTAGCTTGTGAGTAAGCTAAGTTGGCAATATTGAAAGCACTATTTGCTCCAGAAAAAGAACCATTGGCAAATGAAGCAGCTGAGTTTGCTTGAGAGTAGGCTAAATTGGCAACATTAAAGGAGTTATTTGCTTGAGAAAAAGCTGCATTAGCAACATTAAAGGCATTATTAGCCTGATTAAATGCTGGAGTAGCAATATTGGCTTGAGCATAGGCTAAATTGGCAACATTAAAGGAGTTATTTGCTTGAGAAAAAGCTGCATTAGCACGATTGAATACAATAGTTGTTATGTTATTTAAAGCTAATGTATTAGCAAAATTATAAGCTGCGTTAGCCCAAGCAAAAGCACCATTAGCAAATGAAGCTGCACTGTTAGCAGCAACAAAGGCACCGTTGGCGAATGATCCAGCACTATTTGCTTTAGTGAAGGCACCATTGGCAAATGAAGCTGCATTGTTAGCTTGAGTATAACCGGTATTAGCAAAGTCATATGATGAATTAGCTCGAGCAAAAGCACCATTGGCAAAAGAACCAGCAGAGTTGGCTTTAGTGAAAGCACCATTAGCGAATGAAGCTGCATTGTTTGCTTGAGTATATCCTGTGTTAGAGAAAGAATATGCAGAATTTGCTTGGTTATATGCTATATTTGCATTCCAACCAACAGATAAAGCAGTATTTGCTTTTATTAAAGCATTATTAGCCTCAGCGTATGCTATATAAGCTATACCATTATCTGAGGTAAAATGACCTAATCGAATATAATGAGATATATTTGGACTAACACTCAAATCAGCCACATAGAATATGGTATTTTGATTGTTTGCAGTTATTAATTCTGATAGTTCGGTTAATTTAATATTAGCCATTTAAAGTCCTATATTTCTTATATGAGTGTCTTAATGAAGACATTACCCGTTGATATACTTCTATTTATCGTCATTGGAACAGGATTTTCTGCAGTTCCAAAAATTAATGAATATGATCCAACCAATAGATTATTGACACCAGTTTCGGTTTCTAATGTTTCACCTTCTTGTGTGCCTAATATACCTGCCGCATTTAGAATATAAATTAGATGTGCATTATAATCAACAGATTGAACGACATAAGTGTTTCCAGCCACTGTTATATTATCACCAGCAAAAACAATATCTTCTAAATGATTTTGAGTATTACTGTAATTTTTACCATTAACGATGTCGTAAACAGGAGTATCAGTAATACTCATATCGGAAACAGTCACAGCAATTGAATTTGCGTTTGCATAACCATAAATGACATTAGGGAAAGTGAAGAATGTATCATCTTCCAATATAATGATAGAGTTTGCATCATCATATTCTTTCGTGGTTGAATATACTTTACAGTTACCATTTGATTGTTCAGGATAGACAGTAATCCAATGACTATCTTGAGTTATTGATTCAAGACTACCGCCGTTCATATTTTTAATTACCATCACATTAGATGATAAATCAATTGAAACAGATAATGAAACATTAGCATTACCAGCACGTGTCGTTGGGTCTGAAACAATAATATCTGGACTAAGAATATAATTAGAACCTGGATTAGTCACATCAATAGAAACAATCACACCATTAGCAATATTAGCTACTGCGGTCGCACCTGATCCTTTACCATCAATAGCATTAATGGCTACAGTGGTACTTGGTGAATATCCTTTACCACCAGAAACCACTTTAATCATTGAATTGGCAATAATACCAGATACATTCATAGTGACATAAGCATATGGATTACCTACTGGCCAATTAGCCCAATACTGCAATGATTTAATTTGTGATGTACCAGAATCATGGCCCACGTTAAATGCTTTTTCATTTTTCAATAAGTCACGGCCGATAACTTTCATACCAGCTGGATGTAATAGATTCTTTAATATATTTCTATATTTTGAAATAGGTTGTTCAACAGATAAGATATATGTATAGTCATTATAATTTCTGCTTTGTATTACTGAATAAGAACTTGGTTGTCCTTTAGTGTCCAAATAGATGCCTTGGCCAAATATTAAACCATTTAAGAATTTAGAACTACCACGTGCTGTACCATCACCATATGTTTTAACACCATTAACATAACCCAAATTGGCATCTTTTGCCGTTGTTAAAATCATTTGTGGATATGGATTAATTTCAGTATCAATTTGTAATACTGTATTGGCTGCATTGCCTGCATCATATAATGAAGGAGTACCAAAATAATTATAGACTCTTAAATTATAGATATTATTTTCAACAATACCCGTTTCTGTTAATATAGTAATTCTATCAACATAAGCTTGATATGGCGCAACATCAACATCCATAGTATCATCTGCATTATCGACATCTTCACCTTGAAATAACATTGAACCTGCGGTGATTGCATCAATATCAGTGATACCTGTTACGCATAAATCTTGAACTCTAAATGACACTTTAGGAGAAGAAATATAATCTTCACCTGGATCGGTAATCTTAATTTTAGTAATAGAACCAATTCGGTCTGTAGTTAATTGAAATACAGCACCGTATCCTAAAATACCAGGAACAAACAATTCAGCACCAATACCATTTATTGTATTTGATGTTGCAGTTACAGTATTACCATTGATGCCAGTGATAGGATAAGTTTTGTTTAAAGTTCCTTGAACATTATAAACTTTAAGTGCTTTGTTTGTTGTATCGATACCATTAACTACTCCACCCCAAAATACAGTTTCATCATAGTCACCTGTTGTTGATTGATATACGATTTCCCATAAGTCAAATTTACCTTGAGTGATAGAACTTACGGCCACATTTGAACTGACACTAGCTGTTAATTGTGGAGCTATACCTGTACCTAATACATCTTCGATGTCGTAACCTGTTCCACCTATTGGATATATTGTAGTAAAATCTTCATAAGGAACATATTCAATAGATGTAATTGAACCACTACCATCAACAGTTTTTACATTGGCTGATGCACCATAGCCATGACCACCATCAATAGTAATTCTATCATTAACTTTATATCCTATACCTGGATGAACAATTTCAATAGGCGCTAACATACCAATTTGATCAAGGTCATGTTGACCACCAGTATCTACATCATAGAAGTGTGTTTTGGCAATAGCTATAGGTAATTGAGAGAATCCTCCACCACCATTATCTACAGCAACAGAGCTAATTGGATATCCTTTTATTTCTTCTATAAAGGTAAATGCATCAACTAATCGAGTATTTACATTCACTGAAGATACAATGTCTGAGTTAGCAAAATAATAATTTGCATTTCCTAATACGATGTTTTGTTTAATTGATATTCTATCAAGATCGACAGTATTGACATTAGAATAACCTTGATTTTCAAAAGTAGCCACGTGTGCAGCTGCACCACCTTGACCTGGAATAAATTCAATAGTTGTATTTGAATATGTGGCAAAATTAATTGTGGCTTCACCTGGTATATAACCATAACCACCGTCTAAAGTGTTAATTCTTTGAATAGAACCTTTAGTTACTTCAGAAACTTCAGCAGATGCACTGATTGCTGTATTTGATGTTAATCCACCATAGACAACAACAGGATCACCAACGTTATAAGTAGTGCCTCTATATTTTGGGTCAATACTAATTGTCGATAAAGCACCTACAATTTTACCTGTAACGGTTGAAGAACCAGGCACAGTTTTTTCAGAAATTACACCATCTTTAACATAAATGTCTTGATTATTGGCATCAACAACAATAACACCTTCACCCGACTCAAAAAGTCTTTCAATATTTGAAATATAAACATCACATTTAGTTCCATTTAATATAATTTTTTCTATTGTGGCAAAAGATTTGGATTTTGTACCAAATACTCGATAAGTTTCCATATTTGCAGTTAACCAAAGTGTAATATCACCTTTAATTTTAAGATACTTTGGAACATACCAATTACCAGCAGAAGCACGGAATACTAAATCACCAGTCATTAATAATTCAGCACTTGAATTGTATAATAATCTGAATAGTAACTTATAGGAAGCTGGTGTACCTTTAGTTTGGTAAAGTTGTTTTGCTATCTTCAATACTTTAGATTTATCGGCTAAAGCATTTTCTGGAAAGTAAGGAAGAAAGTCATTGATATAATACTTCAAAAACCCATCAAGTGTAGAATCTACATCTGAATAATTAGATAAATTTTTAGTAGCGTAAGTAACACCTTCACCTGATGTTGAAGCAATCGTGGTGTTAGCATTGGCTGTATTAGCTAATTCTAACCATTCATAATACGCTTCTACGAATGAAACAAAAGTTTCATAGTTCACATCGTCCCGAATAAATTCAGGAAGTTGAGAAGGTATTCTTATTGAGGTTTTATAATCGTTTGGTATCATTTTACTTTGCGGTTACATTTACAACAACGGCTTGAGGATCAAATTCATCAATAGAAACAATTCTATTTTTTGTGGATTCAATAATGGTAGATTTTGGAGTTGCAGTCAATGTTAATTGACCTAAAGGATCATTTACATCATTTGGATTAAAATTGTTAAAATAAATTGTTCCGTTGTAATAATCAACAGTTGCAATATTTGGTTCTAAAATTGTTTTTTTATTTTTAGAATCATAGTAATAACTTCTTAATTTACCATATTGACCTTTTAGATTAGCATAAGCTGAACCTGAATTACCTGTTGTATCTGTAAGTGAATTTTCAATAGTTACAATAGCTTGTGTATAATTATTACCTGAATTTGTAACATTAATTTTACTTATATGACCATTTACAACAGTAGCTTCAGCAGTAGCACCTTCACCATCACCAGTAATTTTAATTATAGGCACTTCTGTATAGTTAAAACCAATATTCAATATATTAATTGTTTCAACACCTGATGCTGGAAATGGAACTTCTTCAAGATATACGTCATTAATTAAAATTAAATCTCCACTCACACTGTAGTATTTGATTGTTGGAAATGAATTAATACCAGCGGCAAATACTGATCTTTCTAATGCAACACCATAATTAAGTGTATACGTTTTATGTGTTCCAAGTATAGGAAAGAATTTCTTTTGAACTTTAACATCAACTTCAGTTGCAATGATAGAACTATCTACAGCCTTGATTGTAGCCGATAAATCAGACATATCAAATAATGAATTGAAGGTGTTCAATGAATTCTGACTAAAATTTCTAATGGCTGTTTTTACATTATCTTGAATTTCACCAGAAGACATATTTGTCCTCTTTTGATCATAAACAATATCTGCTGTGACTTTTAGATATGTATAATCTGGATCAATAATAGTTGGTGTCACCGTAACAACAGATACGGGTTTTAATACATCATTAATTAATCTTTGTTTTTGTGTTGCTGTAATATTATATGCGCCACTTGGTTTTAATGAAATAAACACTTGACCAAAAGATGGTGTAGTATAATCAACTCCACCCCAAACGTTCACTGAATCAAATGTAAGACCAATGTTGTTATTTTGTAAAACAGAAATATAATCTTCAACAGTCACAGCACGACCTTGTGCTGAATAGGCTTTTGGCGCAGTATATTTAATTGACTCTATAGTTTCTTTATCTGAACCGTTTGTTGCAGCTGTTAATGGATAAACTGTTGGAGCACCACCAACAGTATCTAACAATACAAAATTATTTGCACCAAGAGAACTACTACCTTTAGTTACAACATAAGAAACTCTAACAATGTTGCCATCTGTAAGTTGTTTACCTAATATACCATCACCAAAATAAATTTCATAGTTTTCATTTAAACCTTCTTGTAAGAAATATACAAGTGAGTTTTCATTTACACCTAAAACATTGGTAGCCAATTTATAAGTATCAATTGTTGTGTCAATAGATGATCTTTGAACTTGAATAACAATTGTTGATGTATCAATATTACCATCTGGTAAAGAGAATATGGCTTTTAGATTTGACGAACTCGAATATGTATATGATAATGAAATAGGTTCGCCTTGAATAATTTCAAGGCCTAAAAATTGAGCAGTTCCGGCCGATACGTTTTTTGTAACAGTGTCTTTAGTAATAAACTTATAGTTTATTCCATCAACTGCTTCAGATGAAAAACCAGTGAATTTATCAATAGTTAATGATGTAACATCAAGACCTGTTACGATTAAATTAACCGTTGCAGTGGGTGCTGTTGCTGATTTGGGAGTATAGTTTAAAAGTTTGGCATGAGATACTGCTGAACTTCTGAGAGCCGCTGTATCTAAAAACATTTCATTAGCTACCATGTTTAGATAGTATGAATTGTAATGTGTATTGTAAGCTAATAAATCTAATAGATTAGATAAAGCTGAACCTTCAAAATCATAGTCTTTAAATTTATCTTGTGATCGTAAGAACGTTTTTAGATTAGTCTTGATTGAATCAAAATCTAAATCTGATATTTGAATATTTGAATTTGCGGTTGCCATATTATCTTAACCTTTGTAGAACCAAATTTAATGTAGATGGTTGTGTTCTATTGTTGATATAAAAACTTATAATTGCTGAATAACTATTACTATCTGGTTCTACTTGAACAATAACTTGTTGAAGTTTTACTCTTGGTTCATAGTTTTTAATAGTATCTTCTATTTCTCTTTGCAAATAATTTGCAGTAAGTGGTGAAATAGGATCAAATAACATTTTACGAACATTAGAACCAATTTCTGGATGAAATGGCCTTTCGTAGTGATTTGTTAGTATAAGATTACGAACTGAACGAGCAATAGCTTGGTCATCAATACTTAAAACGATGTCTTTTTTTACAGGATGCATCGTGAAAGTAAGGTCTAAATCTGAATATCTATTTTGTATTGTAGAAGCCATGTATTATTTATGTTGATACCTAAGGTGATAGAGGTAAGATTTTATTATATCTTGCAATACGATCTTCAAGTCCATTATAACCACCATTTACTTTCCTAGTGATGCCTCTGATGTCATCCGCATCAGCTAAAGAATTTAGACCACCTGTATTCCAATACCATACAGCACTCATAACGGCACCTTCAATAGTTTCTAGGTACTTAATTGTATCATCAAGTGATAACTTAACGAAGTTGGCAAAATTGGTATAGTTTGCTCGACCAGTTACTTGGATATAACCACGACCCATGAATTTCTCACCATCACCTGGTTGTGTATTGCCGAGACCGGCACGACCTTCATAACTACTCTGAACGGCTGTTGGACCCCAAATCTCTTTTCTATATTTAAAACCACCAGATTCATGTGACATTTGAGCTAATAGATGAGCTTTACGTAACTTAGTATTAATATTATATGGTTCACAAGCTTTGTTAAGAGCATCTGTAATTTGTTGAACTTCAGAATCCTTAACACTCGCAGTCACTTTAACCATTTCAAAAGTGAAACATCCTGATGAAACTACATTAGCAGATGCCACATTAGCAACTTCAGGTGTAACTGTTGGTGCTACAGGTCTTGCATAAGCTTCAGTTAATGGTGCAGCGGCCGTGTTGGCATCAACTTGACCATTATAGATAACTGTTCTAACAATCTCAGGTATTGGTTGAACCTCATCTGGATTATTGTATGGATTTGGTGATCCGAGATTTGCTGTAACAGGATTAGCAACATCAGCACAATCAATACCACCACCTCTTATATCATTTGGACATCCAAAATCCGTTTTACCACTTTGTCTCCTATCATAGAAGTCACCACCAATCCAATGGTGAAGATCACTATTATGTTTAACTTCAGAAACACCTAATGACATTTCATTACGTGAACCTACAATCTCTGCATAGTTACCTGACACTTGTGAGGTCATGTTACCTGCGGTCTTGAGGTTTAAGTTACCACCAACCGATAGATTCATATCACCGCCAACTTTCCAATTAACATTACCATCAATCTCTATGGTGGTGTTACCTTTGATACGAATTTTGGCCACATTTTCTACAGTTAATTCTACTTTACCATTCACATAACAGAAATCAGAACCGTGAACAATGGTGTAATTATCTTTAACGACTTTATCTAATTTGGTACCTGAAGGATACATTTCAGTAGTCGTACCTGTTCTATGTGCAAGCATTACACGTTCATTAGCTGCTGAATCATCCAATTCAAAGATATGGCCAGATTCGGATTCTAATACATTATCAAACGGATATTGTGCATTGTATGACGGGAATGGTTCTTTCCATGTAGAATTATTGGTAGATTGAGCAGTCACCCAATTGTCACGTCTAAATTGGTAAACGGTATTTGCCGTATCTTCATTTCTGGCAAGTCTAGAAGTAGTTGGTTGGTTTAAATCTCTTGGATATCTAGTTTTTGAATATGACTTGAGGTTTACGCCATTATTGTATAAGGAACGAGCATAGGGTTTCGTAGGAGCGCCATCCAAGTTTTGTTGAACTCTTGCATCAGAAAAACCTGTTCCTTCTGCTGGAGTGAAATCTGGAATGCCTGGTAAAACACCTAAAAATATTGGAAATTGTGCTGAATCCCCATCTGTAAAGAATCCAAAAATCATGTCACCTTCTTTAGGTGTTGATGTTAGATTGGGAGCATTAGGTGGGAAAACGGGTTGTGCCCATGGTAAATCGGTGGTTGGTACCTTTGCTTTATTGTCTGTATGCCAACCAAAGATACGAGCCTGAACTCTACCAAGTTTTAATGGATCATCACGGTTCTCCACAACACCCAAGAACCACACAAACCCATTTAATCCCATGAAATTATTTTCTTGTGCCATTATTTACCTTTAATCTCTTTCCACGCTGGTGATTCATTATCCATTGTATCATATGGATTTGGTAAACTTTCTTTACTCAATTCCATAAGAGTGACATACTTGTTTTCTTGGTCAATCTTGTGACGAACCGCAGTCACTAAGTATTTGCCTGCATAATACTTATCCTTGTCTCGGCCGCCTTTGTCATTGGTCATCATATCTGGTATTAACATCTCAATGACATTACCTATAGTCATTTTTGGATCACCAGGGATTGATACTTTATATTTGTTGGTGTTAATCTGTGAAAATTGTGCCGTTCTATGTGGAACTCGAACTTCAATATTAATATCTTTAACACCAGGATAATGTGATTGAATATATGAACTCTTTATAGATTGACCGGTATTAGTTGTTACAGTTTTTAGAACACCATCATATGTGGTGTTAGCTGCATCACCTTTTCTATTCTTATAGTTGGATAGGATACCATTAGGATTTAATTTTTTGGCATTTTGGAAATAAAAATCATAATCAAAAACAGTTGTTGACCATGTTGAACGAATTGTATCTATAGCAATCAGTTTATTTGCAAATGCGCCAGTATCATATAAACGAAGTGTATCAAAGTTACTTACCATTTCATAAACAAGAATGTTTTTAATTTCAGCACTCATGTCTTGAACACGAGCATCTTCTGGTAATGTTAAATTTTTTGGTTCATATTTGTATGTACCATAAACTGGTGTATCAAATAAAGATTGTAATGATTTGAAATTGAAACCATAAAAGTTTTCATAGAACACATATGGTGAACCTTGAGTTTGTGGTGTTTTTGATATTGCTTGTGTTGATAACCAATTAATGGCTTCAAATGGAGTTAATAATGGAACAACAATATCTCTTGTATCTAATGTTTCTTCTACGTTTGATAAATCAAACTTTTTAGGATCAACCATCAAATCATTGTTCATAATATCAACAACAATTTCAGATACCTTTTTATTTGGGTATGACTTACATACTTTGTATTGTTCTGATAATAATGTTTCTTCTGAAGTGAAGTGTAGAATGTAATTCTCATTGGTATCTTTAGTAATTCGTCTGTCAGATACTTTGAATATTCTAAAAACACGATCAATCTTGTCATCTGATCCAGGTTTACCAAATTTAAGAGCCAAGAATTCATTACCATTAAAACCTAATAATGATAAAAATCCACTGGAATCATTAATGAACATATTGCCTGAGATTGTATTATTATACAAGTCTTCAAAGTAATTCAACTCAATCATCATAAATCTAAATTCAAAGGGATTACCTTGAGATGTTATGATTTTGCAAGATTCTAGGGTAAAATCCTGTGGAAATACTAAACCGTCAGCCATTATGCACTCATTAAGATTTCAAATTGATTTTTTATATCTGGAACTAGATTATTTTTAATTAATTTAATCTCTCGTTTAGATTCATTTAATTCATTCTCATAATCATAACATGATACAGCTCGTCTACTTGTTGTGACAGTTATAGTTTGATTATTCAAAACTTTAGTTGTTGTGGTTGGTTCTGCTGGTATATGATTATATGATTCCAAATCAATCTGATATACATCAGTGGTCACTTTACCTGTATAACCATCAACAGATTTTACAATTTTTTCATAATGATGATTAGTGATTTGTGCCGTTGCTGGTGAACCATACTTATCTGTTAGGAAAATGATGAATTGACGATAGTGCATAGGCCAATCATAAAATGGATCGATAATTTCATTAAAAATTAATACAATCCAATGCAATTCAGCATCACCATAATACTTCGACGCAATCATTTCAGGTGTATCACCTTCTTGAATATTATACTTATAGAATAAAGAAGTATTGTCTAATACACCTTTGATGGTATCTATTCGTGTTAATATATCTGTTGCTAAATTAGATACACCTTGTCTGGTGTAAATTAATTTAGGAAACTTACTAAAATATTTTGACATTAATAATTATCCTTATCAACTCGTTCTTTGGTAACGATTTCTGTTTCCATAAATTGTAATGTTAATTTGATATGTGTTGGTGTTCCGTCGCCGAATGTCGACCAACCATTTGGTGCATAATCAACGTTCATGTTTGTCAATACACAGGTACCAATTTGATGGACTTTAGTATTGATTTGGCCATTAAGTAAAAAGTCAATATCAAATTCTGATGGTGGAATAAAGTAACGACCCATACCAGTTACATTAACCTCAGGTGCTTGATGGAACTTAAATGTTTTAATAATTTCCATAACATTCTTTGCTTCATCTGGACTGAATGGTGCAAATAAGAAGTCAAATTGGAATTGACGAAAATCGGTACCTTTAAATAATACTTGTAATTGTGGGTTTAATGCGTTACCAGTTGCATAGAGTAAGAAACTGGATGCGCCAGCACCCATGGCACCACTTTTCTCTAACATATCACCAGCAAACTCAGCAACGGCAGGATTTGATGCTAAACTCTTAACTGTTCCTTCAAGGCCTTGACCTTTATTAAAAGCATCAACAGCTGAAGTTCCTTGTTGTGCTATTTTACCAGCAATACCTAATGCGTCTGTTAAACTTTGACTTTGCCAATCAGCATTGTATTGGACGTTTAATGTTTCAGGCATATACAAGGCAATGGCTTGTGTAATTCTTTTTGTTTTTCTTGTTGTGAGTGCCGACTGTATAGTAGAAAGTCCAGCCGATGAAACATTACCAACACCTGCAGAACCTGTTAAACTACCAAGAGCACCACCAGCTGCACCACCTAATACTTGTGCCTGATTGGCTTGATTGGCTGCTGTTCGACCTGCACCACCAGCTAATGTATATGTACCATTAGTGAGATATTGTGACTTTTCGGCCACGTTAATATAGAAATTAATATAATGGCCTCTAGTTGCTGAACCTAAATCTCTAGGATAATATCGACTAGAAAAATCATATCCATTTGCAAACAGACTTGCTAATGGTCCATTTGGGTTGGATGCCAATGGATCATATCCACCACCTGTATAGATGTCATTACCCATTGATGGGTCATAACCGCCTGGCTGTGTGGCATTCCAATTTGGCCCGATTTCTGCCATATAAATTCCTTTTTATTCTAGAAGTGATATACATACTATTTATGAAGCATAAAGGCAAGTTTACACCAATTAACCCACAAAAATATAAAGGTGATCCAACCAACATCATCTATCGTTCCTCATGGGAAAAAAGAGTGATGTTGTGGTTAGATAAGCACTCACAAGTGGTCTCTTGGTCATCCGAGGAGATTGTGGTTCCATATAAATCACCAGCTGATGGTCGTTTTCATAAATATTTTGTTGATTTCTATGCTCAAATACGAGGTAAAGATGGTAAGTTAAATTCATATCTTTTAGAGATTAAACCTAAGAAACAAGCCATAGAACCACAAATCAAATCAAAAATTACCAAACAATACATTAATGAAGTTGTTACATATGCTATTAATCAAGCCAAATGGAAAGCCGCAAATGAATACTGTAAAGATAGAGGTTGGGAATTCAAAGTATTAACTGAAGACCATTTAAATTTCTAGCATAAATAGAGTATGACTACAATATCAAAATTGAGTAAATTAACTGCGGAAAGGTCTGGCGTTGAACTAGATAGATATTCCGTTGAATCATTAAAATGGTTTACTAAGAAAATAAACAATTTGAAAAACCCAACATTGTTGGCGAATCAGATTAAAAAAGAAGAAGGTAGAGCAATTACTAGATTCTTAATTGGT